TATCAACTACATCGTTTATGGAGAATCCAAACATATATAACTCAGGAGGGGCTGCTAATATCCCTTCTAATTACAATTTGACAGCCAGTGTAATTGTTACTATGACGGCAGGAGACTATATACAAATACGGGCTTGCAGTTTCCCCGCACAGGTTGGAACTATACCGACACGAGCAACTAATATCAGAGGTATTCAGGACGACAAGAGTTTTTTGGGTGGGATTGATCTAGCGGATGACGGAAGTCATACTACTATCTTACAAGTAATGAAATTAGCTTAATATTAATATATTTAAAGTAATCTAAATAGATATTAAATATATTAAACGATGAGAAATAAATCAGTAAATGTTGTAAAAGTTCCGTTAGATAGTTATGAAGTTACTAATAGATCTCAAAATTTTCCATCAATGCCCATACTTTACTTAGAGTTGATAGAAAATAAGAAAAAGGTGAAAAAGGAGTTAGTAAACAAAGATTACAGACCTGAAGATGATGTCGAAGATTTTTCCAATGACCCTAGCAGATCTAATGATTTCTCAAGCAAATTGCAGGATAAGAATGAAACTGATTTCGATAGGCGTTTAGATGAGTTAATCGAAAGTTCTGATAACCCAAATCCAGTATTGGGTGAGTCTGAAGAAGGTGACAATTATGGTACGAAAGAAGAGAAACCCTATACTTCACCTACTGTATCCATAAGCGAGGATATAGCCGAAAAAGGTAGCCCAGCCTCTTCTGTGGATGAACTTCATAATCGGTTGAAAGAACTGCTCAACGACGACTCAGGATCTGAAGGTAAGTCTCGAAATAGATCCCGTGACAGCTTAAATCGATTCCAGCATTCTCCCTCTCCTTCATATGATAAGTATAGCGTTAAGAGGAACGAGTCTGGTAGACCTGCAAGGGAATATAATAACCAAGCACCCACATTGGCGGAGCTTGAGTCAAAGGGAGTATACAACAAGAAAAAGGAAATGAAAGATGTTGACGACTACGATAATGAAGAAAACTATGAAGACGAGAAAAGAGAACTGCTGTTCAAGTTTGATTTATTGAAAAAGTCGTACCCTAATTCTACGTACACTATACCGGAGTTTACGGTGCACTCAGACTACAAATCGATGGTAAAAGCTTATGACGTGACAATAAGGAGACTTTCTCTTGATAATTCTGTTGAGCAATACAAAACATACCTAATAGGAGGTTTTATGGGTTGTGAATTTTTACTCGGTCATTTCTTTAACTTGGATATGCAGGGATTCACTCAACAACAACTGATGAACATGCAATCATATGAAAAAATGTTAATTGAAATTGGTGAGAAATCATATATGCCAGAAGGTTCTAGATGGCCAGTTGAGGTAAGACTTCTGGTATTGGTGATAACAAACGCCGCGTTTTTCCTAGTTTCAAAGATGATAATGAAGAAAACAGGAAGTAACTTGATGAACATGATTAACAATATGAACGTTGCTTCGAAGCCTACTACTGGTTTCAAGAAACGCAAAATGAAAGGTCCTAGTATAAATTTGGACGAAATTCCTGACAATTAATTTTTTTTTTAAATATATAATAAATGCCAACAGTTCAAGAATTGAAAAAAGCTTTAAAAGTAAAAGGTTGTGTAGGTTTCAGCAAAATGCGAAAATCTGAGTTGGAAGAATATTTAAAAACTTGTGTTCCAGGAGTCAGGAGAAAACGCGTCAGTCGCAAGGCCAGTCCAAAGCGTAGGGTAAGTCCTAAGAAAAAAAGAAAAAGTCCTAAGAAGAAGAGCAGATGTCCTCCAGGGAAAGAAATAAGTCCAAAAAGTGGTAGATGTGTCAAAGTCTGCAAACCAGGTCAGGTGAGAGACAAAGACACTGGTAGATGCAGAAACTCAAAGAGAAAGAGTCCAAAGAAAAAAAGTAGATGTCCTCCGGGAAAAGAAATAAGCCCAAAAAGTGGTAGATGTGTTAAAGTGTGCAAACCAGATCAAGTAAGAGATAAAGACACTGGAAGATGCAGAAAAAGCAAGACACCCGGAAGGAAACCTGCTTCTAAGAAGAAGAGTCCAAAGAAGAAAAGTCCAAAAAAGAAGAGTCCAAAGAAGAAAAGTCCAAAAAAGAAGAGTCCAAAGAAGAAGAGCCCAAAGAAGAAGAGTCCAAAGAAGAAGAGTCCAAAGAAGAAGAGTCCAAAAAGACCTTCTCCAAGACCAATATCTATCCCAGATGGATTTGACGTAGATGAATTGCTCGATAATATAGATGAGTCTGGTGACGTGGAACCAGTTAAAATGGAAATATTGAAATGTCTCGGACTTTTAGCCTAATTGGTTTAAAGAAAAAATTTTAGTATAAAATGGTTACCAAAAGAAAAGTTTTGAAGAAACTCAAAGATTTCAACACATTATGGCACCCAGACTCTTCTCTTGTTTTCAAATCTGTTAACGACAAGCGCGTTATTGGAAGATACGTCGACGGAGAAATCATACAACTGGACAAAGAATTCTTAGATTTATGTACGACGTGGGGTATGAAGTATGACGAGGATTTGTATGAAACGATTTTCACGAAAGAAGACGATGGAGAGGAAGAGGAGGAAGAAGAGGAGGCAGTAGAAGAAGAGACGAATGAAGAGGTTGGTGACGCAGATGACGAGGTCAGTGAAGACTCTGAAGAAGATTCTTCAACAGCAGAAGCAGACGCAGAAAACGCAGAAGAAAGTGCATCCTCAAATGAAATCACCGGAAAACCTGGCGACTTCTTACAACAATTGGAAAATCTAAAAGTGATGTTTGTCAACATGCAAAAAGAAAACACTGGTTTACGCTTGGAGATAAAAAAACAAACAGAAAAAATTGCAAAATGTAAAAGTGTCTTGCAAATGACTTTCTAATAATATTGTAATATGACTCGCACATTACAATATGACTTAAGATAATTCTTGAAGTTTAGTAATAAAACTATCCAAAGTTTCAGAATTATACCAGTGGTCCATTCCGTTATCAAATATGATATCGTAGTTGATATTTCTGATATGACTGTGAACCTTCGTTAATTTGTCAATCCATAAAGAGTTAAGGTAGTCATTATCACTGTTCTTCTGTCTTATAGATGACCTCATGTTCAATGTATTAAACAGGGGGTACAGGAGAAAATATACTGTCATGAAAACGAATACACACGTTTCTGGTGGGTGAAACTCGTAGTCCAGTATTAGGGTTTGGAACTTTAGGTGCTTTTTCTCTGTCAAACACAAGAATTTCTGAACATACTTTTCAATACCCCTTTTCGTAACGACGTACCCTGCAGTTGACATTAAATGACCTTTAATAGCTTGATTTTGATACTTCTTGTTTCCACTCAGTCTTTCGTAGAGGATTGGACAAGATGTATGAAACTGAAAGATTTCCCAGTCGTCAGGCAGATTACTGGTTACTGTTGTCAACGTGTGTATATCTTTTAGTATTATATCGTCCTCCAGTATAACGGCATATTCACAACCGTCTTCATGTGCAGTTAGAATCGCTTTCATATGAGATAACGTGCACGAAGATTGGCTTTTCTCATGCTCCACTGGGGATATACGTATGTGCCTAGTTATACCATTTTCCGCAAATTGGTTTATCATATGTAGTCTCCTGTCTGTTCTTCCACTGAGGTTAATCCAGTAATAGAATGTGTTTCTCTCGTTCATTTTAAAAAAAGACCGTGCTTTTAAAATGAAATTAGTCTAAGTCATCGCTCAGTTTGAGCTCCTCTAGATCTTTTAGTTCTTCTTCTAATTCGTTATCTAGATCCTCTTCGTCGAATGAATCGTCTTCGGATTCTTCTTCTGACTCGAATACTTCGGTTACTCGAGGTGTGTTATTCTTCTGTTCTAGCTTTGGAGAACTCACACCAGTTACATGGACTTGTACCTTCTTCACTGTCGGCTTGTTGGTTTCTGCTTTACTCTGAGGTAAAGAATCTATATTGTAAATCTGAGTTGATTTAAAGTTCCCCAACTTTTTGTTAATAAGATTTATTTGTTTCTGTTGCTTAACACTTTGGTCTTGAAAGTTCTTCACTACATGTTCCAGTTCTGTGATCCTTTCGGATAGCTTCTTGTTTTTTGTGTAAAAGTAGAAAGCAATACCACCAACTATAATAATTTCTGCACCAATATGTATCAACATTTCTTTACTTATCATCGACATTTATATTAGCTTAAGTACTTCTTAAGTTAAGTTTATCTTCCCAATCATCTCCGTAGTAGTTTTTTAGAAAGCTTCTTTCGCTTTCATCTAAGTCATCTACACTTAGACCAGACTGCAATGCGGACTTAATGTATGTTAACGCTTCGTTCGCTGGAACTGGTTGGTTGTTTTCTATTTTAGATGTCTCGAAGTTGATATTGCCGTACAATTCTTCTCCGATTTTTTTGTACTTGCTTATTTCTTCGCTTGACATTGATTTCATTATGTTCTGGACCATTGGATTGTCGAATAAGCCGTAATTAATTTTTTTCTCTCTTCTCTTGTATTCCCGCTTAAGCTTCTGTTCTTTGCTTAACTTTTTGTTATTGACCATGTTTATTATTCATTTGATTTCTTTAAGTGAAAAACGTAAGAATGATTTATAAACATAACCTATGTATAAAAATAAATGATATCACATCCAATTAAAATAGCGTTTCACGGAAAAATGGGAACAGGTAAAGACACTGCCGTTGATTATCTCATCAACAGATATAAAGGTGAAAAGATCACATTTGCCCAACCATTATATGATATTCTCCATTACGCACAAAGTGTTTGCGGATTTAAGAAGCAGAAGGACAGAAAGTTTTTGCAATTCATAGGTACTGAATGGGGAAGAGAAATAGACTCTGAAATATGGGTAAAAATCTGCGTAGAACGTAGTAAAAAGCTAGAGGGAAACATCTATAATAACGACTGCAGATTCGAGAACGAATTGAAAGCACTGAAAGATATCGGGTTCGCGTGTGTAAAAATTAAAAGACAGAATTGCCATCATAAGAGAGTTGGAAACGGAAAAACCGAACACCTGAGTGAAAAAGGATTGGATGACAACTTATTTGACTTTGTTATAGAGAATGACGGCACAGTGGAAGAACTGTATAAAAAACTGGAACAAATATATTCTTTATTAATAAATGCCTGAGACAAATTGTATAGAATGCGGACAAGATTCGTTTCCATCTGAGTCGACATGTATGAACTTATGTCCAAGCGATGCAACTATGTCTAACTTGGAGAATAGGGACAACCAGTGTCTTTCTTTTTGCGGTGCGCGTATACGACACGGCTATGCCGACGTAAATGCTATATGTAAATGTAAAACAAGAGAGATATTCCCTTGCAGCGAAGTAGAAGATGAAGCAGAGAAAGAAGAATGTAATTTCAAATACGGTTATCAATATTTTGCACAAGAATGTGATATAGGAAGTGAAGATGCAATAGGTGCGGGGGCCGTTCAAAAAAATGATTATAAATTGCAGTTCTGTGATCACATGTATCCCTACAACAATGATTTGTACTTGAACGAAACAACACCTTTTAGGGGAATCCTGAATAAGTCGTGGTCCAAACGAAACGGGGGATATCTAAAGTTCGATATACTGACTGACGATATAGCCCATATAGGGATGAATACCAGACAAGGAGATGATAAAATTGCGAAAATGGGTATTATGTATACTGCTCAAGTCGACAGCGCCTTTAAGCCACAGAGTAAGCTGAATGATGATCATGTAGAAGTTTCTTTTATCGAAAGAGAGAAAGAGGTATACAAGAATATCTTTAATAGTAAGCTCTCTCCAAATAATAACTTATACAGAGATGTAAACACAAATGTAAAAGAAAACTCTAAATTATATGTAGCGTCAAAAAGAATGGATTTTCAAGACGTTTTAGTAAAGAAGCAAGTATACAAAGATGATCCACCATTTTCTCTTGCTTTTAGTTTCTTTGCCAACAGCTACGGTAGTATGGATGTCTATGATCCTGATTTCGAGAAAGGAAGATATGTGTACCAGGTTTACGGTCTAGGACCAATTAGTAAACCGGAGTTTGACGAAAAAAGAATTTTTTATTCTTTGAACTGGACGGGAACATATAGATGTAATCAAGGATTTGGAACCCAACAGGCTTTCGGCATTAATGGTTCACACTGGCCTGTCATGTATGTGAGTAGGTATGATAAGCGTACAAATCGATTTGTTACAGCGATGATATTTTTTGATCACTTACGTAAGTGTGAATGGGATTTGCGTAGACTACAGGATTATGGTTATTTTACTGTGAGAACAAGAGAACCTGAATTTCGTTTCTTTGTTAGCATCGGAAAAAGTACTCTTGATGTCAGGAAACATTATATGCAAATTACAGGTTCCCCTTCGCCTCCAGTGAAAAAGACTATGGGTTTGTGGATATCGAGATTTGGATATAAAAATTTTGAAGAAATGGAAGAAGATATGAATCTGCTGCGCGAAAAGCAGTTTCCGTTGGATGGATTTGTATTCGACCTTTACTGGTACGGACATGCGTTTCCTAACTTCACTGATATAGAGTTGTCGGAACAGCAATACACAAATAACTTTTGTTATAGAAAGTACAGCATGATTAATAGAGAAAAGATGGGATTATTCTTCTGGGACCGAGTAAACTTCCCTAATCCAGAAAAGTATTTAAATGATCTATATGCAAAATACAACTATGGTGCTACTCTAATACAGGAACCTTATTTCAACGCAGATTCTAGAGACTTCAGTTACTGTTTTTATAACAATATGGTCGCAAGGCTTGAGAATGGAACTTGGGCTCAGCCTGAAGGTGTAATGCGTAATTGGGTCGGTACGCATGCAGCAATGCCTGACTACTCAAATCCTGAGACTGGAAGATACTGGTATGAATCTAGAATTAAACGCTTAGTTACAGATGCAACTTTTGGATGGTGGAATGACTTAAGTGAACCAGAAGTATACAACCAAAATGCTTTTTATTTAGGAAGTGGGCAAATACAAAAAGATGGTACTATGAGTCACGAGTTAAGACAGTCGGTTGACGTGCTCAATATGAACCAATTGTATTGGATCAAGGAGACAGCAAAAGCCTACGAAAAAGGAGAAAACAAAAGGTATTCAGTTTTGTGTAGAGCAGGTACGTGCGGTATACAGCGATACGGTTTCTCTATGTGGCCGGGAGACGAAGAGTCATTCTTGGAAGAAATGCTGTCTTCACAAGAAGGTGCACAGACTTTATCACTATGCGGAATAGACTTTGTTTCCTCTGATGCTGGAGGTTTTGTTTCTGGTTTTCAAAATGAAGAACGCCTATATAGTGTATGGTACGCAAATGCTGCTGCAAGTAGATACAATTTAAAACCGCATAAATGGATAAACGACTCAATGAAATACCAAACCTCTTCTCCTGCAGTTTGGGGAAACGTCGAAGCTAACCTAAGGAACACTGTAGAGAGGTATTTATTATCTCCTTTTTACTACTCGACTGCAATGGACATATCAAATGTGGGAAGCAGAAAGGGTCAACCCTGGATAACTACACTTTTCTTTTATACAACTTGGATTGCGGGCGAAGACAACTACACTGGAACGACGGGAATACAAGCAGATCCAGGTTATGTAGATATTGAACTCGGTCTAACAGGTGGTCCTAAGTCTGCTACAAACGCAAACCGGCAAGTAATTGGAAATTCTATTTTGTATATTTTGTACACAACAGATAAAGATAATTACAAGGAAAAGGTAGCATTACCTCATGGAATGAAAGTTTTCGACTGGAGAAATAAGACATGGTACATAGGTAACAAAGCACAGGATTTTGAAGTAGAGCCTTTAATGAATGTAGATAATCCGTCCCTACCAATGTACTTCATAGACAAAAAGATTATTCCTATGAGAGGTTATGACAAAAAGACTGTAGATTGGAGATTTAATGATGTTTTGGACTACTACAAAATATTTATAGTGTCTTATGATGGACTAAGCGCTGAAACATTTACTTTGTTCCACGATGACGGAATTAGTACAAACAAGAAAATCATTAAATACTATATCGGGTTTGACAATGGAGAAGTTCTGTTGAGGAAGAATACAAAGTCTAGTAAGACTCCGGTCTTCGAGTTCTTCCTTATTAACAAAGACTCCATATCGAAAATTGAAAACGTCAACATGAGCGTTGAAGGATACGAACCAGGTACTGTAGGTACTGTAGGTACTGTTAAAGAAGATTTTAACGAAAGCGAAACAGAACAAACTGCGGTTTGGTTCCTGGCTATCTTACTTGCTGCTTTTGCAATATTAGGTTATGGTACAATAAGTATATTCGGTTCTTTGTTTCTGTTTTTGTACTCTGTTGTTGTTAAGGATTACTACCTGGCTGCTGCATCTGTAGTGATACTAGTCTTAACACTTATTTGAACTTCAATTTGGACCAGTATAATTTAAGAAATTATACTTGTCAGTTGTTTTGAGAAGGAATATTTCACAACTTATTCTATTTGACTTCGGTTTGGTAAGCTCAACTTGGATTTTTGTTTTTAGCTCTTCAAATCTGTCTTCGTACTCCAAGTGCTTGTTGTGAAGAGTTTCCAAACGAAAGAATTGAGATATACTATTCACCAAACCAATTGTTATTAAAAGCTTAGTCTCAAAAATTTTATTATCAAATAGGTCTATGAATCCTGAAGACACTAATGGCAACGCAGTTGAAAAGAATCCAAATGTATAGTGCAGGAGTCTGTATTTTTTACTATTGTGCCGATGAAACTCTATTTTTTCTTCGATTTGGTCAATAACATTATGAAGAAACGCCTCTGACTTGCTGTCCCATTTTTGTATTTTTCTGTAAAGCACGTCGTCGCTACTGCTACTTTCAAATGAAGAGTAATTATTATCAGAGTCGCAGTGTTCGTTATCTTTCTCTGGTGACATTTCAATTTTTACTTCGTTCGTGTGCATTTATTAAAAAAAATATTATATACAATAAATGGCATATACCGCACCACAATATGATTACCTTTGTAATTTCAATCAATCAGCAGTCGTAGATCCATCTACGAGCACAGTTTACTGCACGGATAATTATTACTATCCCCAATCTTTGTACTACAGGCAACCAGTTGTTTACTGGGGTCCATACAACAGACCTGGATGGAGAAGAGGCCCATATCACAGACGCAGACCACATGGAGGGCACAGACCAAACAGACCGAATAGACCAAACAGACCCAATAGACCCGATAGACCGAGCAGGCCAAGCGGTGGTGGTTCTGGAGGCGGTAGAGCACCGGATTACCAGTAAGTGATGTTTTAATTTACTCTAAATTAAAACCATAATTAGCAGCAATTGTTTTGAGTAAAACAAGAACCGTAAAAATTAAATTGTTGGATGCGACTCGGATAAGGACAGCAGTATACTTTAGGCATTATAGTAGCAGGATAAGGGTTCATAATAGGCTGTACCTTCCCGTTAGCTCCATAGTCTTTAATAGTTGAATAGCATCCGTTAGAACTTGTGAATGTATCGTTACAGCAGTTCATTTATTAATACTGATTAAAAATAAAAAAAATTCAGTATTTAAAAAAAAAATATTAGTATAAAATATGGTTGGTAAATTCCTGACGTACTTCAAATACATTTTTTCATCATCAAGAAATCGTTCCGACCACGAAAACAATTCATCCAATGTCACTAAATTAAAGGATGGTTTGTATGAGGTATACTACAAGATTAAGGGAAGGAGATACAAGATACTGGTACAACCAGAAAGAGGACCACCGCCGGTTACACATATAACAGATAACAAAGGTGAAGACGTTACCGAATCTGTTCTTCCTTTCATGGGTCCTCAATATAACTGGAAGCATGGAATTGAAAATACTTATCACCATCTTTTCGAAGACGATAGTGGTCATATAGAGATTCACAAATTTTCAGGAGAAAAAGAAACTATTTATTTTTCCCCTGTAATAAATGAATAATACAGATTTTTTAAACTTCTTAGCTGACGATATAGAGAGACTGAGTAAAATGAGGACAACAAAAAGAAGAAGAGGCAAAACGGATAGCGGTGCAAAGAAGTATAAATGCGGTCAGTGTAGAAAAAACGCTGGTGGAGACATAAAAACCATATACAACAACCGTAATATGTATTTCTGTTGCATAGGATGTTTTGAAAAAAAAAATATATAATAAATGCATAAATTCTCGTTTTATCAACTAAAGGACATCGCTGAAGATTGTGGTATAAATCCGTATAACAAATCCAAACCGGACTTGTATCGCGAGATAATGTCACACTTCTGCGAGGAAGAAAAAGACTTACCAAAGACTGATACATACCGAGAGGTTAAAGAAATTGGGAGAGGAGGAAATGACTCTGTTGTGTATTTAGCAAAAAAAGACGGCAAAGAGTTTGCAATGAAGAAGTTTAACTCGAATGTCTGTACAAAAGAAATAAAAAAAGAAGTTGGATATCAGAAAAAGGCCTCCGGTATTTCACCAGAAATAGTAGATGTCGACTATGAAAAGAAAAGCATAGTTATGGAAAAAATGGATTCCCACGTTGTTGATTACCTTAATAAAAACAAGGATAAATTTCCTATCAAATAACAAAAGAGATTGAATGAAATTTTCACAGCATTGGATGAAAAAGGAGTTTATCAAGCAGACCCAAATATACTAAACTATATGTTTAAGGGTGACAGAATA